AACAGGTAAAAATGCTTTAGCTATATCGGACCGAAGTGGATTACAATTTCCTTATAGAGAAATGGTTAAAGAATGGACTGGATCATTAGTTCATTATACTGAATTTGAAGCTAAACAACCTCAATTACAACCTATTAGGATTGCACCAGATCCTCAAGCTTTACAAAATGCTAGACCAGCAAGAGTAGAAACTCCTGCAGCTAGACTATTAACTGGTAATCCTTTTTATTCTACAAATGGATCTCAAGTAGTTACAGTAATAGAATTTAATCATGGAAGAACAACAGGTGAAACAGTAAGATTTAGAAATTGTGTTGGTGGTTCAGGCTTTACTCAGGCTAATTTAGAAAATTCATTAGGATATACAATTACTGTTCCAGCAGGAGATGAAGATTCTTATACATTTAATATAGGATCAGGACCTTCAACTCAAACAAACGTAAGATTTGGAGGTATGCTTTGCACTTCAGGTCCAGTTACTATAGAAGGATAATATGACAACATATTCAGAATTAGTTACTCAAATAAGAGATTATACAGAAACAGATTCAAATGTATTAACATCTACTATTGTAGATGATTTTATTGCTAATGCTGAAAATCGTATTTTTAGAGAAGTAGATTTAGATGCATTTAGATCTTATCAATATGCAGCTTTAACTGCTAGTAATGCTTTTGTATCTTTACCAGGAACAGGAATAGCAGATTTTGCTTTAATTAGATCTGTTCAAATTTATGGACAAAGTTTAGGTAATTCTCGTGTAAAATTAGAACAAAAAGATATTTCATTTATGAATGAATATTGGCCTAATAGAACATCAACAGGTACTCCTGTGTATTATGCAAATTGGAAGGCAGGTAACATATATCTTGCGCCAACTCCCGATGTCGCATATAATATAGAAGTAGCTTTAAATAAGTTACCAACAGGATTATCGTCTACAAACACGACAACCTGGATCAGTATAAATGCTCCTAGGACGTTGTTGTATGCGTGTCTCTGCGAGGCTTTAAAATTTCTCAAAGGCCCCTACGATCTATTGGATCGCTATGAAGCAGGTTATGCTAATGCATTACAAGACTTGTCAATAGAACAACAAGGTCGTGGCAGAAGAGATGAATATATGGATGGAGTTTTAAGGACTCCTCTTAAATCGCAACAACCATAAAGGAGATAAAAAATGGCAATAACACAGGCGGTATGTAACACCTTCAAAAGAGATCTATTAAAAGGATTTCATGATTTTGCAAATGGTGGAAGTACTTTTAAAATTGCGTTGTTTACATCAAGTGCAAGTTTAGATGCAACTACGGAAGATTACTCAACAAGTAATGAAACTACAAATTCATCAGGGTCTGCTTATACAGCAGGTGGAAAAACTTTAACAAACCAATCTGTAACAGGAAGTACATCAGCAACAACAGCGTATGTTGATTGGTCTACTGATCCTCAATGGACATCAGCAAGTTTCACAGCAAACGGCGCTATGATCTATAATACAACAACAGATGGTGGTTCGGGAACAACGGATGCAGTTTGTATTTTAGC